GGCACTCGGCATCGGTCTTACCGGCAATGGGGCCGCAGAGGTAAATCGTCTTATTCACTGGGGTTCTCCTTTTGATGGAAGTGGTGGGGGAATGATGTGTTGCGGCGAGCGCCGCGCATGACTGGCAGGATCGACGTAGAAGAAGAGGGAAACAAGAAGGTGGGGGAAGGCCTGGGCCGCCCTGGTATAGCCGTTGCTAGGGCTTCCCAGGTGGCTGGAATCAAGCCCCGCGAGGTATACGCGCACTGGAGTCTCCGTCATCGAATAACTCTTCCATGTGCTCGGAGATGAGGGGACCGAAAGCCTGGCCGAGGTCTTTTATGTTGGCCTTCCCTTGTTGGGGCGCATATGGCCCCTGGGGAGACTTAAGCGCCATCGACTGCGCTGGGTTCTTCACGTACTCCACGAAGCTCACCAGCACCCGCTGGGAGTTCCCCTCCAACAGGGCATGGCCGTAGCCCGTCGCATGCCAGGAGTCCGCTGCCCCCACGACTAGAAATATTTTCATTGCCTATCGGCATTACCTGCCGCTCTTGAAGGAAGAAGAAAGAATAGAGGCACCTTACGTGCTCTGCGGTGCGCTGGCCCATGACGTAGCCGTCACCCTCACTCGAGTAGTTGGCTTTGGCATGGGCTAGGTATATCCTCATCGCCCGGAAAGCAGCATTCCAAGAGTGACGTCACCATCAGGGTGCGGCTGAGTACTGATGGGGAAGTCGCCAAGAGTCCGGCTCTTGGCCTCATGCCTCGCATAAAGCCGCTGGAGGCTCGCCAAGAGTCGCGAGGCCCGCTTTGCATGTAGCTCAGTGCTGAGGTCCGTCTTGAGCTTGGCGGCATGCTCTTTTGCTGCGATGGGCCAGCCAATCATGCCGGTCTGTGGCATGGCCTCAGGTGGGATTGGCTGCATCATGAGTCCGCTGCTCTTGAGGTTGGCCCTGACCTTCACGATCTTCTTGACGTCGATGCCCTTCGGCGTATTGCTGAGCGCCGGTTGATCGCTGCTGATGCGCTCGGTTTCTGTGCCCTGATCGAAGAAGGCCTTCGCTGCATCCCTCTCCTTCTTGATCTCGCCGAGTTGCTCGGTATACGCGGCCCAGTAGGCAATGGCTTGCCACGAGTTCGAGCTTCGCATGTAGGGATGCTTCTCGACCCCGAATCGGGCGTGTTCACGGGCACGAGCTTGCACGTCTGCTTTTGTTTTCATTGCCATTGCGGCTCCTTACCAAAGGCTTTGTTTGCGGATGCCGTCCGGTTTGAAAGGCTGGACGGCCTTGGCCTCACTGACCATCTTGAAGAAGGTCACGTTCACGACGGCGCGGTGGAAGTAGTGCTCGCACACCTCGGCATAGGTCTTGCCGCAAATGGCGAGCCATCGATCCAGCACGCCGCGCATGGCTGGGCTCAGGACGTTGGCGCCCTTGCCGGTGTTCGATTGGAGATTGCTGACAGCAATGCCAGCGGGAACGCGGTCAAAGACGAACTCGCCGTCGACCATAGCAGGAAGGAAGACCTTGCCGTTTGCTGTTGCCTGAATCCAGCTGGTCGAATCCACGCTGTACCAGGGATAGCGGAAGATGAGAGGCACCGAGGTCATGCCGAAGCCATGGGTCTTGATGATGGGCTCACCATGCTCGTTTGTGATGCGCTTGAAGAGCCGATCCAGCCAATGGCGCCGCATGGCTCCAGGAACGCTCACGAGCCCGCCAATGCCGATGTAGTCGCAGCCGTACCCGAGCATGCGCTCAAGGTACTTGAAATCCTCGCCGTAGTGGTACACGGGCAGTGGATCGAGCCCCTCGGCCTTCATGTAGAGGTAGTTGGACCACGTCAACTCGGCACCCTCGCGGCGCTCCTTCTCGGTGGCGGCACGCCCCGGTTGGCCTGGGATGCTGTCGAGACATGCATAGACCTCGATATGCTCGATATTGGCTTTGATGAAGGCCACATACTCGTCAATATCGATGGCTGTGCCCCGACTCCAAGCCGAGTAGGCCCCCGAGTCGAGGAAGAACAGGTACTCGCTTGGATCAATCACATCAGCCTCGTGCAAAGGCCAGGAACTCGGCACGGGCCTCTGGCTTGTCCTTGATGGCGCCGCGCAAGGCCGAGGTGATGGTTGTGGAGCCCTGCTTGTTCACGCCGCGAGAGCACATGCAGAAATGCTTGGCCTCGATCACCACGCCGACCCCGATGGGCTGGAGATGCTCGACCAGGGCATCGGCGATCTGGTTGGTGATGCGCTCTTGTACCTGGAGCCTGTGGGCGAAGATATCGGCTAACCGGGCGAGCTTGCTGAGGCCCACGATCTTCCCGTTGGGGATGTAGGCTATATGGCAGACCCCAAAAAAGGGCGCCATGTGGTGTTCGCAGTGGCTGTAAAGCTCGATATCCTTCTGTGTGACCATTTCATCGACGCCCTCGGCGCCATCTTCAAAGACTTTCAGCACGGAGCCGGGATCGACGCCATAGCCGTTGGTCCATTCGGCCCAGGCCTTGACGACGCGCCCAGGAGTCTCCAGCAGGCCTTGGCGCAGGGGGTCTTCACCCACGTACTTCAACAACGTCGCAATGGCGTCTTCAGCCATCACGCGGTCATTGCCATCTCTCAATCGCTTGTATGCGTTTTCCATGTGGTGCTGGCTTTCAGCGAGTTTGCAGGGTGGGGTCGATGGCGGCTGCCTTGTCACCCCAGCCGATGATGAGCTTGTGAGCTTCGATCATCGTGCGCATGGTCAGGATCAGGCCTTCCTCCCAGCGCTTGTAGTTACTCGTGGTAGGCATCTCCATGAGGCCTTCCATGACGGCGCGCACGATGAGGGGATCGGGAAGTCCGGCCTCCTCGAAGCCATGGGCGCGGAGCACCGTTGCATGATCCTTGCCAAGCGGCGGGTACTGGCCGTCATAGGCCGTGTGGCTGAAGGCGAGCCAACAGAAGGTTTCCATGCCCAGGCCGTTCAGAAGATACACGCTCTCTGGCTTGCTGAGCGTCATGAGCGGGGTCTCGATGCGAATGTGCCCTTCATCTTCCCAGACGAAGCCCAGGGCCTCGTTGATGGTCCGCTCTTGGCTGTTGATGAAGTCGAGGCGGCAATCTGGGTAGTTGGCGTTATCAGCCTCGCAAACGCCGGTGTAGATGGCATGGGCGCCGAGCACCACGGCGCGGTTGGCGGCAAGCGTGAGGAAGAGGGCATTGCGCATTGGCACGAAGGTCTTCTCGACGCGGTCGCCAATGATGGCCGCCATGCTGTCGTGGTCTTCGTATTGTTCGAGTTCCTGGTTGCGATCCGTCAACGGGCTGGTGCCTTTGAGGATGGAGCCGACTTCAACGAACTCGTGACCGTCGACGTGGGCCAGTCTTCCGATCTGGTAGGCAGCATCGAGTTCGCGGCTGTGGCGCTGGCCGTAGTCGAAGGTTACGGCATGGACCTCGTCGAAGTGGCCCTTGGCCTTCTCGGCCATGGCGAGGGCGAGGCAGGTGGTGGAATCTTGGCCTCCAGAGAGGACGACCAGGGCAATGCTTTTCTTCATTTGGGAATACTCCAGGTTGATGGGGCAAGAAAAAGGCCCCCGGTGAAATATACCGGGGGCCTGCTCATTCCGGCCGAGCCGGCTTTACTTCAGGCGCTTCTTCGCCTTGAGGATTTCGATGAACTTCATCGCTTCCTTGTAGTTGAGCGAGAGCGTGTTTTCCTTGCAGTCGATGCCTTCCTTCTTGAGAACCTTGGCGACAGCGTCTTCGCTGATATCGAAGTCATCGGCGATCAGCTCGCGGATGCGTTGGCCGACGCTCACGCCCTTCTCGTTGCTGACGCGGGTGCGCTTGGCATCGGCTGCCGGTTCTTCGGCTGCCTTGCCGCCGCGAGTCGAGCGCCGGCCTTCGCTGGGCTCTTCCTTGACCGCGCCGATGGGCGTGAGGCTTTCGAGGCGATCCTTGTCGAAGTCCCAGATTTCCTTGCCGTCGTCGATGCTGACCGTCTCGTCGTTGATGGCGTCGATGGTGCCTTCGATGGTCTTCCCGCGCTTGGTCACCGCCTTGACCTTGTCGCCAACCTTCAGTTCGGGCACTGCGGGTTCGTCGGGTTCTTCGCTGCGGCGGCGGCGCGGCTTTTCGTCATCGGCATCGGCGGCGCCATGCTTGGCCGTGATGGATTCGATGTTTTCGCGCTTGTATTCGTATTCGTCGGCGCCGTCCTTGATCACGATGAGCTTGTCGTCCTGCTCGACGATGGTGCCCTTGCGCTCGGTGCCCTTCTTGGTCTTCACCGTGACTTCATCGCCGACCTTCAGCATGGGCTTCGCTTCGTTTTCGTCGTCGCTGCGCCGGCGATTGGAGCGCCGCGGTTCTTCCTTTTCTTCGTCGGCCTGAAGGTCCGGGAAGGCTTCGATTTCCTTCTTCTTGTTCTTGGCTTCGGCGGCAGCGTTGTACCACTCCTGGGCTTCGGCGCTCAGCTTGTCCCACTCGGGGTCCTTGAGGTTCGCCACGGCCTTGATGAGGTCGACGAAGAAGGCCTGGTGATCCTGGCCGCGTTTGATGCTGAGGCCAGTGGCTTCGCTGAGTTCCAAATAAATCGCGCTGTTCATACTTGTTTGCTCCATTAGTTAAGCAAGGTGGTAGCCGGAATGGCTGGAGAAATATACGGGAGGCCTGGGGAATCTAGGTCTTGAAGTAGTCCTCCACGAGAGAAAGCACATCGAGATCGGGCTGCAACCCCAGCAGCTTGCAAATACGCTCACTGCCCCCCGTCTTCGTGCGGTTGTTGCGGCCATTCCATCCGGCGAGAGCCAGATCGAGTATCTCCTGTGGCGCCGAGAGGAATAGATTGAGAACAGCCTGAACCTCGCGTGGCGCCTGTCTGATGAGTACGGCGAGGGCACCCTCGTTATCCGTCTCGCCGATGGGATCGTACTCGCTCTCCTCACCGCCGTTAGCGCGTGCAGTCGTACGCTGGAATGGCACCATGGCGCGGAGCTTGGTGTCCTGATTGGCGAGATCGTTGAGTTCGTTGTGCCACGCCATCTTGAATAGCGCCATGAAGTGCTTGGCCTCCACATCGGGATACTTGCGCGAGCAGCGCAGAAAAACGAAGTAGGCTTCCTGCATGGCATCGTCTTGCGTCATGCTCGCCTCGATCCTCCAGCGATTGACTTTCAGGCTGTTCACCACGTAGCCTTCAATGGGACCCTTGAATTCATGCTTCGAGTTGGACACGGCTTCTCCTCTGGTTGATGGGCTCGGCAATAACGACGCGTGGCTTGCGGATGGGAAGCGGGGCATCTTCGGGTTCAAGCCGCACCCGACCCCGCCGCACTGGGGGGACTGGCTTTGGGAGTTCGCGCCCGGCTTGCATGTCGTCGAAGAGCCTGGCCACATTCACGCTGAAGACGTCGGCGCGCACTGGAGCTATCCAAGCGTCGACTCCATCACTGATGCCCACAGCATCCACTTGTCCAGGAATCTGGTAGATGCGCACATCGCGATCACGGCAGTAGTCACGGGCGTAGGCCAACAATCGGCAGCCCGCAAAACCGGAGTTGATGTAGTGTTTCCAATTTGCCATGGAGGCTCCTATAGGGCGGATGCCCAGCTGATAACTTGGTGGGATGAGAGGGCGCCGCCGTCCTTCTTGCCGAAGGGCACGGCGATGATCTCGGTATGCGGCAAGAAGCTCAACTCCTGGCGCATCCGCATGGAGTCGACAATAGAAAGCCGACTGGCGTTATCCATCATCACGAGAATGCGTTCAAACCGTTCGGCGGCTTCCTGAAGCAGAAAGGCCTGGGCGTCTTGGATGCTGTTTGTGGAGAGAGCCACGGAGCGCACGCCGAAGGCTCTGCCGTAGAAGTCCACTTTGAGGGCATCTATGGGGCCTTCCTGAAGCGCAAGGATGCGGCCACCCGTCTGGATGCAGTCATGGTTGAAAAGTGTCTGCTTGGGCGCCAAGATCGATTCAACCACTTCGAGGTCCCGGTACCTGATATAGCTGTCGCTAATGGCGCGACCTGTCCACGTGACCAGATCGTCATCCTGGTAATAGGGAAGAATCACGCGATCCGTCCATACGCCGCGTACGCCAGCGCAAACTCCGTATTGACGGCCCAGGCGCTCCAGGTCACCGGGCTGATCAAAGCCGCGTTCGTAGATGAGATACTCGGCGTGCTTCCGGGTGCGCCCGCGATCTTCGATGATCATGAAGTCCTCGTCGAGTTCGAGCACGCGGCGGCGCACTTCTTCCTTGCGGCCGGTGGAGCCATCACGGCCCATGAGCTTCGCCGCCATGGCATCAAAGCCTTCGGGATCGATGTAATCATCCCCCAGGCCCGCGATCTCTCGTGCCATGCCGTAGGGCACGCCGAGGAGCTTCATGATGAGCCGCAGTGGACTCTTGCCGCTATGCTGTGCGCGATTGCGCCAGCAGGAGTACCAACCCGTTTCGCGACTCAGCCCCATGTGCATAGAGGGGTCCGCCGATCCGCAGAACGGGCACCTAATGGCAAGCTCGCCGCGCTTGACATTGGGGCCAGACTCGATGTAGGGGATGCGCCGTTCCTTGAGGAGGCGCTCCCAGTCGAAAACTCGCGCCATGATCAGCGCTTGAAGGTCTTGAGGTAGGCGGCGATTGCCTGCTTGATGCCGAAGTGCGCTACGCGGCGCTGCTCGGCGAGGTAGGCCTCTCGGGCCTTGATGAGCGCAGGAATGACCCAGGACTTGCCTTGGCTCGGGCGCAGCGTAGTAATGCTAAAGAATTCATTGCTGCCGAGGGCCGCTGCTCGACGCTCCAGCCGTTCCCAGGCACCTGGGTTTATCTCAGCGACTTCACTGATGGCTTCTGAGGGCCTGAGCCGATGCTTGAAGGGGAAGTCTTGAATCTCTGGTTGGCTCTCGACGAGACGGCCTGTAGGACTGGGCTTGGACATGATGGGTCTCTCCTTGACACTGGGGCGGATTATAGAGAGCTTTACCGCTCGTGGGCAGCGGTAAGGAAAAACTTTTTAGCTGGTAAACGCCCGTTCACAACTCGCTCATGGCAGTCAATGCCTTCGGCGATATTGGCGAGGATTCCGGCCTCAAGACTTTGATCCATGATCTGGTCAATGATGAAGGATCGATGGTCCTGGCCTGGACGGTGGATGCGCTTCTCGGTTTGCTTGCGAGTTATGGGGCTCGTCGGGCTTTCGTAGAAGCTCATGTACTTGGCGACCTTCTGCAGGCCATCGTTACCAGTGCCGCCAGCCGTGCTGTTCATGACGAGCACTCGATGCTTGGGATCATTGATGAAGCGCTGACGCAATGCGCTTCGATCCTTCGTGCCGCCCCACAGCCAATCTACCTTATGGCCTTCCGCGGTGAGCCGCTCCACGATCATGCGGCCCGTCTCCGTATAGTCATAGCAAATGACGATCTTGCTGCGGCCGATCTCCTCCACAATGGAAACCAGGCCCTCCAGCTTCGGGTTGTGCTTGAAGCGCAGTACGTGGTCGCCAAGATCATCCTTCCAGGCGAGGTAGCCGCTACTGATCTGCCTCATGCGAATCCACTGGGCGTCTAGTTCGCTGAGCTTCCCGTTTGCGTTGATGAGGCCTTCAAGGGCTCGCAAGTAGTGCTCGCGCTGCTCTTCGCCCATATCGTATACCTTGCGGATGGATACGCGCTTAGGCAGGTCGTGGACTTCGCTCTCCTCGTATCGGATGCTCTTGTGCTGAAGCATGGCATGCAGTTGGTGGTCCATGCGCTTGTTGAAGGTCCAGACCTCGCCCTTCCACGGATCAGTCTTGCTCGTGAAGAGGGCGGCTCGGAAGATGCCCAGGCTTTCGCCGAAGGTCTCTCCCTGGTCCACCAGATAAAACTGCGGATGGATGGCTTCCACATTGGAGCCGAAGAGGGTGCCTGTTGAGCCGTAGACGTATTCGGCGCGGCGGGTGAGCTTGCGCAGGATGCCGTACTGCAGGGTCTGGGCATTGCTCTGGTTGTGGATTTCGTCGAGGCCAATATACCCGTAGAGCTTCTGCACTTGCCGCACCAGCCTCTCATCGCGTTGGAGGCCGCCGCCCTTCTTCTTTTTGCTCAAGGCCAGGTAGAGGCCTTGGTTGTCGATCAGCGTGAGTTCGCCTGTCGGCCTTAGAAGGCGCTCGCGCTTCTCTTCGATCTCTGAGCAATCAATCCGGTTGGGCTCCAGATTGCAGTGGATTTTCATGTCGTCCACCCAGCTGTCGATGTTGATGAGTCGCGGCACTGTGACGAGGCCACGCTCCACCCGCTTTTCGCGGATGAGTTGAGTGAGGACGTCAAGCAGTATCTTCGTCTTGCCCGTGCCCATGTCGAGCAGGAAGAGGAAGCGCGGCTCAAAGAGGGCGATATAGAAGCAGACGAGCTGATGGAGCCAAGGCTCAGTCTTGAATCTAGGCCGCACCTTGAGCTGGTTGATCTCGCCCAGTATCTTCTCGGCGCTGAGCCGCTTCATCCAGAGGTAGCTGTTGAATTCGCGCTCCAGATACTCGGCGACGGCGCGGCGGCTGATCAGCATCCCAAGGCCTGTCGTTCTTCAGCGCTCACGTCTTGCAGTAGATCGCTGCTGAAGCGCAGATAGCCCCCACAAAGCGGGCATAGCGCCTGCTGGCCTGGCCCTGGGATTGGAGCGGCTCCATGCCGGTCGTACCACTGGCTGGCCACCGCCAGCACTCCAGGCGTGAAATGGCTGCGCGGCAGGTCCGTAAAAAGAGCATGGCGCCAGCACCTGGGGCACTTGAGGGCGAGGGTGAAGGTCCTGGGATCACTCATGCTTCTTCTCCTCTTGGAGAGCAGCCCACCAGCGGCGGGCATCACTCATCCGGTAGTAATTGCGGTAGGGAGCCGCCGAAGAGCCGTTGCTGTGGCCCCAGGCCGTGAGACCAGGATGGCGACCCATAAGGGCTCTCAGCTTGTTCGCTGTGGTGCCGAAGCGCTGGGCAAGCTCCTCGACAGTATACAAGGGCTCTCCAGGCTTGGGGCGCGCCCTTCTAGCATTACCGAAGCTCCACTGCGATGCGGCCATGGCTCACTCCTCTTCTTCATCATCGCCACTGCGCCTCGTGCGTTTGCGACCCAGGCGCTCGACTTTCTCTTTCATGATGTCCCAGTAGTCAACGGCAATGCGCACACTGTCGAGGCAGAATTGTCCGATGCCGTAGGCCTGGGTGATGAGCACGGTCATCTTGCCGGCTTCATTCCGCGTCTTCTCGACGAAGATGCGGGCAAGACCCAGCTTGTACTCGGCCAGGGTCTGGCTGTATGTCAGCAGCACATCGGCTGTGGCGAGCTTGCTAATGTCTTCCGCCATCATGTCGCCTGTGACGGTGGTCGCCGTCTCTGAGGTTCGATTGCCCTGGGTCACAGTGATTCCAGCGGCATTGCGCTCATCACAGAGGCCACGGAACTCCTCCACGATGCGGCCGACCTCGTCGCGCTTCTGAGCCTTGGGATCGAAGGCCATGAGGTCAGGATAGTCGAGCAAGATCGCATCGGGCACGAAATTCTCGAAGCGCTCGAGTCCGTCGAGATAGGCACGCAGCCCCTGCATGTCGAGCTTCTTCGTGGGAAAGCTCTTGATGATGAAGCGCTTGCGCCGCTTGAACTCCCGCTTTGCCTTGCCGATCAGGTAGGAGCGGATATCGGCATCCTTCAGCGTAGGCCGCTCGATCTTGGCCTCAACCAATGCGCTCAGGTCATCGCCGTCCTTTTCGAGCTTCGTGATCTGCACGATGGCCTCGCGCTTGCCGATGCTGAAGAAGCTTTGAAGGAAGCGGGCGCCGTAGCGCTTCTGGCTCATCTCCAGCGAGATGATCACCACACTCCAACGCTGGCGAAGGGCTTGCTTAGCGCAGTGCGTGAGAAACCAGCTCTTGCCCCTGCCGCGGGGTGCCATGAGCATGAACAGCTCTTTGCGGCGCGGAATGATGCCGTTGTCGTCCAACTCGGGAATGCCAAGCTCGAACCCTTCTTCTTCGGGATCGTCGAGGATGGCGCCGACGTCATCGGCGTTATCCAGGCTCAGACCGGCTTCAAAGGCCACGGCCTGCGTATTCAAGCCTTTCTGCAGAGCTACTTCGGCCTCCTCGACGCGGCCGTCCTCCAGGGCTTCCACTGCCGTGATGACGGATGACTTGAGGTTCTGGAGCCGCACGAATTTATGCAGCTCCTTGACCACGAACTCCCCGTTAACGCTTTCCTTGGAGAGGAAGAGGTTGTCGAGGAGGCGGCGATAGGTGGAGGCCTTGCGCTTGTCGTCGCCTTCAAGGATGCCCTCCAGGTGGTCGGGCAAGTGCTCGCCGATGGGCTCGCCGTATTGGTCGATGAAGTCCATGGCATGCCCCGCGACTTCGCGGAACACGGTGCTCTCGAAGAGCTTGGGGGTAACTGCGGCGCGGACAAGCTTGCAGTGCAATGCGTTGAAGCACAGCACCGAAAGGATATTTTCTTGGAGGCTGCCGCTCAGTCTCTCGTCGTTTTCCATCTGGATCAGATGGGCTTGACGTAGAGGTGAAGCACGAAGGGGGCGCCGAAGCCCTGCATCTGAACTGTGCCGTGATACTTCAGGCCGATGCCCTTGTTGGGAATCGGGCGCCCGGTTGGCACCACATAGACCATGTGCTTTTCGATGACCTTTTCATCCGTGTCCACTTCAGCCCAAAGCTGGAGAGTCGAGGCGGGCCCATTGAGTCCAGGCTGCTCGCCAAAGTGCAAGAGCTTTGCCCACTTGGGCAGCGTCAGGACGGCATAGTCCTCGTCAATGGGAATGGAGTACTTGTGGATGGTCTGCATGATTACCTCGGTAGTAGTTGCTCGATGGCGCTGACCATTGCGTTGGTCACGTCAATGTCGTAGCGCCCGAGGAATCTATACAGGCGGCGCGGGTTGAAGCCACCAGAGGCATGCATTGGGAGGCGCTCACTGCGCGGAAAAAGCTCATGCGGGAGCTTGATGAGCTTGAGGTTGCGGTCGATCAGATCGCCATGGCTGTCGCGGTATTTGCGCATGAGCGCGGGATCGCGGATGGCCTTGAGCGCAGTGACGGGCCCCACCTTGTGGATGCCCTCGATATCGTTGTGGGTGCCAGTCAGCGCTGTGGAGAGCATGAACTCGGCTGGGCTCACGCCATGCTCTTTGGCCAGGCGCTTGCCATTCCAAAGATTGCGCACATCGCTCGAGTACACGTGGAAGTTTTCGGCATCGAAGAGCTGGTAGAGATCGCTGTCGTTTGAAGCCGCATAGATATCGTCAAAGCGATGGCGATAGACCTTGACGGCATGGCCGATCAGATCGTCGCTCTCGAATCCAGGCACGCCCCAAAGACTGAGGCCACAGTCCTCAAGGCAATCCATGATGAGTTCGAGGCTCTCCCTGTGGCGGCGCAGTAGCTCGGGATCGGCGTTGCCCTTGCGGAATTGCTTGTAGTCAGGGTACTCCTGGCTCCGCACATAGGGCTTCATATCCAGACAGAAAGCGACATGCGTGGCTCGAGTCTCGCGCACGGTCTTGGAGAAGCTCGTGAAGAAGCCGTAGAGGCCGCCAGTGAAAACGCGGCGACTCTCCAGCATGGGATGCGCCGCAGATGCCCGGTACGACTGATACGACAGGTCAACGCATAGCAGGATTTTTGCCATAGTTCTTGTTCTCCGCGCTGAGAGTCGCGATAAGGGTGAGGCGGGACATGCGCTTGTAAGGGCGCCTGATGCTCGCGCAAAGGCTGGGTTCAGCCTCGGCGAGAAGCTCGAAGTAGGCCTTCGGCAAGTAGCTCAGGATGCGCTGATGCTGGAACCAGGGGCGCATGCTCTCGACCTGGCAACGCACCCGTCCGATGAGGGCAGCGCGCTGGGCTTGGTCGAGATCGGGCAAGTAGGCATCGTAGTAGCTCACCGGCTCATCGAGCCTCAGCAAGCCGTACTTGGCGCTCATGATGAGGATACGACCACAGCGTTGCTGGGCGTGCTTCATCATGGCGGCGAAGGGACCGCCCATATAGAGGCTCGTTGGCGTCGTGCCATCCGGGCGCTTCTTGCTGGTGCATGGCACAAGGCCGAGGTCGTATCGGTCGCTGGTGAAGCTCATAGATTCGGCAACACGCACCGGCAATTCCAGGTCCTGGCGAAACCAGGCATCCCCTGAATCGTTTCAGCCTCCAGAGGGGTCGGCGCTTCCTCCTCGTTGCCTGTGTCGAGGTCTTCCCCCTTGATGGGGATGAGAAAGGCAGGCCTGAAAGCGGGCCTTCCATTCCGCTTGGGCCACTCGGTAATGGCATCAGCCTCCGCACTTGCGTTGACGAAGTGCATGGGGTAGATGACCGCTGAAAGGTCCCGCATAAAACTGATCATGATGGGGCGACTTGCGGCCTCGAACTCCCAGGCCGAGGTCCCGCAGCCACACGGGCAGTGGTTGAGTCGGGTGAGCGTGATGAGTGCGCCTATATTGCGCTCATAGTTGGGGTGGTCGCCGACTACGACACAGACCGCTCCGGGTTCAAGCTTGCCGCTTTTCATGATTGCTTCCCCATGAGAAAGCCTCGGAAGATAGGGGCGTTAGCTATGCACATGGTGAAGTCCATGACCGAGAGCTTGCGGCCGAGCGTGGCCTCCAAGTCTTTGAGGCAGAGGATTCCAGGCGCATGCGGCGCGAGTCCAGTGGCGGCCCACACTTCATCCGTGACCATGTAGTCATCGCCGAAGCCACCACACTTCATGCAGGCCCAGCGGGCGCTACCGGCTGGAGTGATAGTGCGCTTGTGCTCTAACGCAGCAACACAAGCCTCAGCGTAGGCTTGCTCTTCACTGGCTTCCATCACGCCACCCCGATCATCTTGTGAAGCTGAAGACTGAGACGGTAGCCATGCTTCAGGCAGAGGTCCCGCGCCAGTTCGAGATTGACCCGGTTGAGGGCATCGTCATAGCTGTCGCAGGGCGACAACCAGATCGTTCCATAGTTGTGATCATCGGGGCGCCGATCATCTTCCCAAGGCCTATAGAGCCGGCTGATCTTGCCCAGGGTGGCGACTTGCGTGCCGCGGTTCGGCAGGCCGTCTTCCAGGTCCACTTCGCCGCCGCGAATGATGTATTTCCAGTGCGCGCAGTAGGCGCCGATGGCAGGATGGACCTTGGGAGTCTTCGGACTGCACACCAGCTGGATATCGCCGTCGCAGATGAGTTCTTCAAGGCTTTCCTGCCAGATGGTCCCAGCGGTTTCGACCTGGATCAGCTCGGTGCCGCTGGTCAGCAGGTGGAAGGCGAGGGCCGACCAGTCTTGTCGCATGGGCTCGCCGCCTGTGATGACGACCAGCTTGCGCTGAGCCGGCTTGAATTGCTCGCCGATGTTCTTCAGGATTTCAGCCACGCTTTGGGGCTGGTCGGCATGAGTCTCGAATTGCGTGTCGCAGAAATGGCAGGCGAGATTGCATCCGGCGAGGCGGATGAAGAGGGCGGGGCGGCCAGCCTGGGGGCCTTCGCCTTGAATGGTGTAAAAGATGCTCTCGACGGCCAGGTTCAGCGGGTCGTGCAAGGCTGGGCGAATGGGGTTTTTTCCGAACACTGGTGCTCCTTGGTTGATGATTGGCCGCCAATTATACGGAGCTGGTCGGGCTTGTCAGGTCCTTATATAATTTCAGTGCGTTATCAACCAAAGGAAAGGACGCATTGCCATGACCACTTCCAAGACCCTCAGCACCAAAGCCCTCATGCAGGCCTTTGCCGTGAGCCACATGACCATCAACAGCTGGCGCAAAGGCAGCCCGAGCAAGGAGCCGCTGCCTGTGGTGGCGACCGACGATCGGTCCGTCCTCTTCAAACCCGCCGAAGTGAAGCGCTGGGCCAAGGCGCACAAGATCGAAATCTTCGACGCCGATGCGCTGATCCCCGGTGCTGTCGAGGCCGTGAAGCCAGGCCCCAAGGCAAAGCCTGTCGTGAAGAAGTCGGCGCTCCGCACGAAGCCTGCGAGCAAGCCGACGGCGCGCAAGCTCGCCCGCGTGATTGCCCGCGCCATGAAGCCGCTGCCGCGACCTGGCGAAGCTGGCTACAAGGCACCCAAGGGCCGCGCCACTCCGGGGCCACGAGCGGCTGCCGGAATCTAACGAGGAGCTACTATGGCATCGCGTGTGACCTTCACGAGATCGAAGCGAGTGGGAGCCGTGGAGTCCCACGCAGCCATCACCAAAAGCTCTGGAGTGGGAGGTAAGGGGGTGGTCCCCCCTAAAGGGGGAACAACCACCCCCTTAACACCATCCCGCTCTGGCCCCGAAGAAGTAGAGAAAGAAAAGCAAAGCCAAGTCGAAGTCATCCTCCACTTGGCCTCGTTACTGGATGCCGCCGACCTGAAGCAAGTCCTAGCCGAACTATCGCTACGAGCCCAGCAGGACCTGGAAAAGAAGAGCACCCGAGACGCCGACATGTGGGCCACAGCCGTCTACGAGGCCCTTACTGCGGCGTTCGGGCACGGAGATGGGGCAGGGCTAGGCCCCCTGGTCGTTAAGCGCGTAGTGAGCGCGCCTACGGCATGGAAGCCAGTCCATGCCTTCATGGAGTCCAGTGGGCTCGCAAAGCTCACGGTACCCAAGCGCCTCGCCATGTATCGGATGCTCGCCACGATGGCCGTGAAGCGCTCACGGGAGATCGCCGCCAATACGGGGGTGCCGGTGACGCCGAAGTTTGTGGCCTCGGTCTCGGCCAATCTGGGGCCGATCTTCGATCTCGAGTTCCCAGGATACTTGGCCGCTGGGCTGGCCCCCATGGTGGCGGGAAGGCTTGCCCATATATAGAGGCCCCTGCGTTCCCTGGGAGAAGGCCGCCGCAGGGCGGCTTTTCTTTTGGGGCCAAAAATATTTTTGCACGGAGGTGAAAATCTTTATAAAGACAGGTTTAGAATTGCGGCATGGGTTCAGCGCATCGCCGATGCCGCCCTCCTCAGGAGCCTCCAAATGACCAAGATCACCTACACGGTCCCCGAAGTCCCAGGATCGAAGCGCACCAGCGAAAGGCCCTACACGCACGCCGTGATTGGCCGCCGTGATGGTCGCTGCTCCGCCATCGGAATCGAAGCCACCCTTGCTACCGAGGAGCCCAAGAATCGCCGCTGGGATGGCAAGAGCTGGGATGACTCCAAGCGCGAGGCCGAAGCCACCGCGGGCCAGCTGTACCGCAATCACAACGGGTACATGGTCGAAGCCAGCCAGTTCCTCGTTGACCTCGGCACGAAATTCATCGCCGAAAACCCCGACCGCACCGCCTTCATCGAGAAGAAGGCGGCAGAGCGCGCTGCTTACCTGGCGAAGCTGAAGGCCTCGGAGCCTGGCCCCCTCGTCGTCCTGCAATGGTCCATGTCCATCAAGAATGCGTATCGCGCAATCGGCACCATGTCCAACCACCACAGCGCAGTGCGCGTTGTCGAATGCCTGCCCGTTGAAAAGAAGGAAAAAATCTCCAGCTGAGAGCCTCGACCATAGCCCTCGCGCCGAGGGCCTTGGCCGGTACTTTCCGGGCCTTCCTTTTTCAACCACCAAGGAGCTATCCCATGACCTCGACCCCAGCCGCTTTCGCCGATGCCGCCGAAGCCACCCCCAGCACCAGCGCCCGCAAGGAAGCCGCTGGAATCATCAAGCGCTCTTCGGCCTTCTTCGCCGATCCTCGGATGATCGCGCCGAAGATCAACGCCGAGAACGGCAAGCGCTTCAACCCGCGTATCGACTTCGGCGATATCGAAGGCCTGGCCATCAGCATCAAGGCCAATGGCCTGCTCAATCCGCTCCGCGTGAAGCGCATCGAGCCGCTCGAAACCGGCGAAGTGTTCGAGCTGATCGATGGCGAGCGCCGCCTCACCGCGCTCAAGCTCATCCTCAAGAAGGACCCCGCCTTCCTGGCCGAGGAAGGCGTGCCCATCACGATCGTCAAGAAGGATCAGAGCGACCTCACCAGCAAGCTCCAGATGTTCGAGGCCAACAACAGCAAGAATTTCACGCCCATCGAGGAAGCCACGGCCTACCGCGATTTCCGTGAAGCCGGCATGAGCATCAAGCAAATTTGCGCCGCCGTCGGCCGTGCCCACATGCACGTCACGGAAATCCTCGCCCTGCTCGACGGCGACGAGAGCCTGATCAAGGCCGCCGAGACCGGCGCCATCGGCAAGACCATGGCGAAGAACATCGCAAGGCAAGCCAAGGGCGACAAGACCAAGCAAGCCGAGCTTGTGAAGGCGGCCACGGGCGCGGGCAAGGACAAGGCCAAGCTGCGCACTGTGAAGAAGGCCATCGACGAGAGCCGCCGCGCCAAGGCTGCGAAGAAGGGCCGCACGCTGAAGATTCGCGCCCTCAGCGATCTCGAACTCAGCGATCTCGGCGCGAAGCTTGCCGCCACCATGACGGACAAGATGAAGGATGCCGGGAAGGCCCTCAACTTCGACCTGCGCGAGTGGGTGCGCAAGGACGAGGCCCTCGCCCTGGCGGCGAGCTTCGGCGCCTTGGAGGCCCTCAAGGCCGCCGCTGGTGCAAAGACCAACCTGGACTTCTGAGCCATGAGCTACCTTTTTGACAGCCGCGCAGAGTTCGATACGAGTGGCATCGCGGTATCCGAGTGCGCGGATGTGACGCCGGATGAGCTGGTGGCGCTGGGGTTGGTACCGTGAGCGCTCCGCCACTAGGGGCATGGACCCCCAAACAGATGGTTGGATTCAGCACGGGTCGACCCGGTCGCTGGATGGTCGAGCGAATCATTCCCGGCGTGCGTGTCGAGACGATGCACGACAAGCGCGGCATGTTCGTCTTTCGCACGGAAGCTGAAGCCCGCGCTGCCATTACCAAAGCTACAGGAGAGAAGAAATGACTGACAAGATCAAAGGCTTCGCCATCTTGGCGCATGCCAAGCCCATGCAGCGGCACACCAAGCACGTCGTCCCGGTGACCTGCGTGACTTCGATCTGCCTTCCCGGAATCGGAGGACCAACCCCAGGCCTTCATCTCGAGTTGCAGTTCGATACGGGGGCCAACCAGCGCGTGATCTTCCCGTTTGGGGCGCCCTTGTCCAAGCTGGCCCAAGCCTCGCGCATGGCGGAAGCCTTGCAGGAAGCTCCCGAGGACCTGGGCATGGCCGCCCTGCGCTTCACGAACCTCGTCGAGCTCTACATGTGCCCCCAGCGTGGGCATGTCGATCCCCCTGACGAAGAAGAGGTGAGCACGGCAATGTGTGCTTTGCGCGCCCTTATCAATTCCCAACCCTGAAAGACCATCATGAAACTCCACTACTTCCATACGGCTCGCGGAGCCATTGCCATGCGCAGCTACGACGAGCCGCCAAAGCGCTGCGTAGGCTGCATTCGTGCGGCCGTCATCCTGGCCATCTTGCTGTTCCTGGCATTGGCCTGCTCGCCTGGCTGGGCTCAGGGAGGCTACGACCCGCGAGTCGCTGCTCAGCGCGCCGAAGCCATCCGCTCCGTGATCGTTACGCGGACCTGCATGTTCGATGCCACGACCGCCATGCTGCGCCAGGGCGTGCGCAAGCGCGAGGCCCTCGAACTCTTCGCGGCATCGGCTTGCGGCTCGCGTATGCGGGTCTTCCTCGTGGGCACCGCGGGCTGGAACAATGAAGAAGCTGAAATCCTGATCAAGGGCCTGGCCGCCAAGGAGGTCGAATCGGCCCTGAGCTGGGGGCAGTAGCTCATGCGCCGCCCAGAAAAGCCCGCTCGCGGCGGGCTTTCTTTCGTGGGAAATTATTTTCGCCAGCGGTGAAAATCTATGTAAAGATGGGTTTAGAATTGAGGCATCGCAACAAGGAGCTTCAGCATGGCAACCATCAAGACCATCCGCTTCCAGGGCCAAGATGCCCAAGGCAAGGCATATGCCTTTTCTTTCAAGGCCTCCTGCCTTGCCTTCCCCGATAAGGACGGCAAGCTTCAGGCGGCCATTCAAAACGGCTTCGCAAGCCTTGGCGAATTCCCGGAGAGCATGCAAAGCTACATCAGCTTCTACGACCGCTCCGCCATGGCCGTCGAGCTTCACATTGGCAAGGGCATGGATTTCAAGCGCATCCGCATCATGGGCTTCTTCTACCGCGAAGCTTGAGGAGAACCAGCATGGAACGCAATGAACATCTGCGGCACCCGGCCCCCAGCATCCGCAAAGTGTCGCGGGCCGAATGGCGCGCCTTTATTTGCCTCGCGCCATGGGAGCGCCTGAAGATCGCGGCGGCCGATCCACTCGCATGGCGCGCTCATGTCCTTGCGACGGATGGCCGCGAGACCCTGCACAACCACATCCTGGGCGACCATGGTCGCCCAAACCGCTACTAAGACCCAACCCTCTCAAGGTCTTCCCGCGAGGTCCTTGGTGGGGCAACGTCGCCCGATCAACTTAGGAAATCATCATGGCACATGAACTCACGCTCCGCGCAAATGGCCGCGCCGAAATGGCGTTCGTTGGCGAGACCCCATGGCACGGCCTCGGGCAAAGCATCACCAAGGGCGCAAGCCTCGGCGTCTGGGCCAAGGAAGCCGGCATGGATTGGAGCGCCCGCGAAGGGGTACCGGTGGCCTTCGGTCGTCACTCGACGGAGACGGCCAGTGGTCGGGAAGAAATACATTTCCCCGGTCACAAAGCGCTTTGGCGCAGTGATACTCAGGCCCCGCTCGCCATCGTGGGATCCGGGTACAACGTCGTGCAGCCACGCGATGTGCTGGAGTTCTTCCGGGACATGACGGAGTCCGGCGGCTGGTACATCCACACCGCCGGCACGCTGCTCGGGGGCCGCAAGCTGTGGGCCATGGCCAGCAACGGCGAGGGCGCCATGGTGGGCGGCAAGAAGAGCAAGGACGAGGTCATGCAGAACGTCCTTATGGCAACGAGCCTCGACGGCAGCATGAAGACCACGGTGGCGCTGACGGCGGTGCGCGTGGTCTGCGCGAACACCTTGGCACTGGCCCTCGACGATCTCTTCAACAAGAACGTCGTCCGCATCAGCCATCGCTCGGTCTTTGACAAACAAGCCGTGCTGAAGACCCTGGGCCTTGCCACCAATGGCTTTGCCGCCTTCATGGAGAAGGCCCGCGAACTCAGCGAGACGCCGATCAAGTTTGATGAAGCCCGCGCCGTGCTGGCAGGCATCCTCGACCCCAAGCGTGAAGAGAAGAGGGCGGCCGCCAATAAGCTGGCCTGGCTCGGCGATCTCTCCGCGCTCCAGGTGGCGCCTGAGCCCGAAGACAGCCGCACCATCACGGGGGTTCTCGACCTCTTTGGCGGCCTGGGCATGGGCTCACAGCTCCCAGGCTCCAAGGGCACGCGCTGGGGCCTCCTGAACGCCGTTACGCAGTACGTGGACCATGCCATGGGCCGTAGCGATGACACGCGCCTCGACAGCGCCTTCTTCGGCCGCGGTGCCGACCTGAAGAAGCAGGCCTTCGCCGCGCTGATTGCCTGACTGGTATAGCTAAGGGGCCGCCCATCCTGGCGGCTTTCATTCATTCAAGGAAAACTGATGATCGATACCACCATTCACTTCCCCCACCAGAGCACGAAGACCTACGGGCATGACGTCGGCCTCTCGGCCGTCTTCAGGCAGTGGCGGGCGGCCAGCCACTGCAACAAGCTCCACGGCTACGCGTTGGCCGTGGAGCTTGTCTTTAAGTCCAGCACTGTCGACAGCCGCAATTGGGTGGTTGACTTCGGCGCCCTCAAGCCCGTCAAAGAATGGCTGACGCACCATTTTGACCATACCCTGCTCGTAGCGCTGGATGATCCAGCGGGTGAAGACTTCGGAAGACTTGAGCGCCTCGGCCTCGTGAAGCTCGTGCTGGTCAACGCAGTTGGTTGCGAAGCTTTTGCCCAGCTGATCGGCGAGCATGTGAACGGCTGGCTGCTTGAATCCTACCTGCCCGACCTCAGCAAGCATCGCATCCAGCACCCCGAGAACCTGCACTGCGCTGAGGTCAAGGTCAGCGAGCACGGCGCCAACAGCGCATCCTGGTTTTATTGAAGGAGTCCCCATGTTTCAATCGCACATCACCAGCTTCATCTTTGGCGTCTCGCTGGGCCTCGTCTTCCTCGTGCTTTTTCTCTGGCTAATGCACACATACGTCGTCGACAAGACCCTCCGCATCGATCAGCGAATGCATCTGAGCATCGCTGGCGTGCAAGCTCGCATCGAGGAGCTGGACGCCGAACTCCAACAGAAAGTCGATCCCTGGGAGATGCAGTCCAAGCTCATGCGTATCAGCGGCCAGGATCAGCCTGGCAAGCCGATGCTGACGGATGGCGCATTGCTCTATGCGGCGCTCATCATGGAAGAGAGCGCCGAGACCTTCGAGGGCCTTTTGCAACCACTCGCCAAGCATATGGGGCCGCACATAGTCGGCGACCCGCTTCTCAACCTGGACAAGCCGCATCTCTACAGTGCCGAGATTCGCCTCGCCGCTATTCTGGCCGGCGCCCATCGATACCTGGATGTGGCCTCCAGGCAGATGCGCCAGGTGCTGGCCGAGAAGCCTGGGATCAAGATCGACCTGGATGTTGAGACGGCCCTCCCCATCTTCGACGGGACCACGGACCTCGCCGTCGTGAATAGTGGCTTTGCCCTGGCCATGGGCTTCCCAGGGGCCGAAGGCTACAGGGACGTGGCTGGCTCGAACCTGAGCAAGGCCAACCCGGTCACAAAAATCATCGACAAGGACCCGTCGGGCAAGTGGATCAAGGGCAGCGCCTACCAAGAGCCGAATCTCGCCAAGATCCTCCAAAGAGCCGAGTTCGATGCCATCTTCTGAAGATCAGCCACTCTTCGACGATACCCGCAAGGCTCTCGTGTTCGCCCTCAACGCCATCGATGTGCAAATGCCTAAGCCAGGCATGACCACGGCCATGGTCGAAGGCCTCAAGAAGAAGCTGCCGCGTGGCGCGAAGGCCCGCAGCAAATTCTTTGCCAAGGCGAGGGAAGAACGGGAAGCCGCCGTAGCAGGGTTGGTCCGGGCGGCCTTCCGGCGCAAGACCGTCAAGCTCTCGGCACTGGAGAAGGCCGCCCAGGCGGGTTTTATCCTGCAGGAGTTCGCCAAGCTCAGCCACGAGCATCGGGTGGTCCTAACGGGCCTCCTGACGCGTTCGCACAGCCCTTGCGCATGCCGCAGGCCTTGTTGCTCGGGCTGGGCGCGGAATCTGGGCTGGGACAAGGCCGTCCTCGATGCCTGCCTCTTGCTCAAGGAGGGCGGCGAAGTCACGCGCAAGCCTGGCGCTCGCGGCCTCAGCACGCAGCCCCATCTGCGCAAGGCCATCGTGGAGGAGTTCTTCACGAAACGGCCCGTCACGATCGTCTGGTTGGCGAGCATTGCCCACTGCAGCCAGATGACGGCGGCCAAGCATAAGGCGTGGATCACCGAGTACCTGGAGCAAACCGAGAACGAGGCCTGGGCCGCGGTGGCCGAGCTTTTCGATCAAGCCGGGATCACCGGCGCCCACTTGGATTAGGAGAAGAAATGGTCACCCATGTCGAAACATTGCGCCGCGAACTCGAGCGCCTCAAGGATCAGCGCAAGAGCTATCGCATTCTCCACCAGCGCGTGCCCAAGGACCTTGAGCGAAGCATCGCCAACATCGAGGCCCAGCTCACGCCAAGCATCTCGGTGCCCGTCAAGCATGTCCTGGGTTCGCGGCGAAGCTTCGCGGGCGTGCTCTGGGAATTGCGCTACATCATCGGCGCACTTGCGCTTTTCGCGGCCACGGCCGTCATCTACGCTTACTACTGAAGGGGTCCCCAAGTGAATACCGTTTCTATTGCTTTCCTGGTGGCGGTCGTTGCTGCGATCGCCGGATACTTTGTCTGGATGGCCTATCAGCACTTTAGCCGAGGCAAGATCAAAGAGCCCAGCCTTGCCGAAGAACTCAGGGCGGCCTGCGATCGCTCTATCCGCATGCGTATCAGCTACGAGGGTGAAAAGGAGTACGCGGAGGCCATGGCGGAATACCATGGCCAGCGCCGCATGCGCCTTCTCCGGGAAATCGGCAGACTCGAGAACGCTGGAGAGCCTGGGGATTTTGTCAAAGGCCGGAGCGTGGTATTCGTCCCCCCAGGTGGCGGCGCAGGTGAAGCCGGTTCCTTTAGCTACCTTCGGAAGGCTGGTGCTGATGATCCACTCTACCGGGCGCCAGTCGCTACGGCGCCCATGCCGGAGGAATTCCTTGATAAGAGCGTGGCATCCGCCGACGACGCCATGAAGCCCATTGACTCGGGCGCGGGCGCCGGCGATTTCCTGAAGGGGAGCAAGCTGTGACTGACGAACTTATCAGAACTGTCGGGAAGTATGCGCTGAAGATGGGGGAGGCCTGGCGCATCGGCGAAGGCGCTGAGATCATGGATGCCTACCAAGCCGCATTCACGAGCGCACCGGCAGAGACTCCCCCAGCTGTTCGGCTCTTCGATTCGCAGGCGGTAACGGACCCGGTAGACGACGAATGGTTTCCGACGAACCGCTACCTTTTTCGATACTTATGCAAGCGCATCGGCATTGAACTGGGCAAAGACAATATTGCAGCGGCGATCAGCAAGGCAAGCGCCGTCCTCGTCGCAACCTCAGCTCCTACTGCCAGTCCATATCAGGCGGAGGCGGAGGGTTGGAAGCTGGTACCCGTGGTTCCCACTGATGCGATGGCAGCTGCGGCCATCGGGGCAAGCCTGAAGAACAAAGAAGTGCTGAATGGGATGCCTCAATGGGAGGCCATGCTTGCCGCCGCACCCGGAACCGCTATCGATGCGCCCGAGCTTGACACTGACGACCTGCCCATCGATCTGGTGGCTCTCGCCGTGAAGTGCATGAACGAAGTGCCGAATGAGGCCGAAGGACCGCGGGTCATCATGGGGCCGATGGTGCTTGCGCGCTTTGCCGCCGCGCTCCTGCTGCGCCGCCCCAGGGCTCTGCTCAGGAAGGCCGAACAGCAGGCAGTGCTCGACGATCCCAATGGCCTGGCTTGCCTCATCAACTACTACGACTGCGCCATGGCCGCCGATCATGGCGAGGAGCCAGCCGAGATGGAGGAGCGCAACCTGTGCATGCTGGAGCGCCAGCACCATCTACTTACCCTCGGCCGAACCATCATCCTCCGTGATGCCGATATATGGGAGGAGGGCCTCAAAGCCCAGTTCATGCCAAGGCGTAGCGAAGGCCCTAACTAGAAAAATTTCACCGAAGTTTTGCGGTTTGGCAAAAAGCACATAATATGCGTCGCATTCGGCTAGTGGTGGAAGTGCCGCCACCGCAAGGAAGCCCGCCCACAAGGTGGGCTTTTTCATTGGGAAATTCGCCTGGTTGTCGGGCTCCAGCGAGAAGCATGGTGCGGTAGGGCGGTGGCGGCTGAACCGTCTCCCAGAGCCCTCGCCACATGGCCGCAAGGCCTCGGCTCCGCACGTTGGCGGGGTTGCCCTCCATAGCTCTTTGCGCCCGGCTCCCCGAGGCTCCTAGTGGGCCTCGGGGGTCCTTTTCCCGCGCCGTATGATTGAAGGCAAGCTCAGCGGGGCCTCGATGGTGGGGCACCGGCTTCCCGGTCCTGGTGATCGACAACTCGGGGGATATATGACGAAGTAGGCTTTCTCTTCACTGAGACGTTTGGGTCAGGCTGGGGCTTTTGGACGAGCCCCAGCCCCATCACTAGAGGGCTTCCTAAGAGCTGCTCCAGCGATGGCCGGGTTCCTATTGATGGGCGAGGCGGGTTGGCGCCGCCTCTGCGCTTTGCAAGACCTGCAATGCAATCCTTGACTGGATGGTTCCTGAATCGGTACGCTGCCCCATGCGAAGCCCAGCTATGAGCCCCGCCATCTCCAACACAAGACCAGCATGAAGCCCAACACCTGGAGCGAAGCCACCCTGACAAAGGCCCTTGTGCGATCCTTCTTCCACAACGCAGTCCTGGCGGTGCCATGCTGCGGCTGGACGGGCCATGAAGCCGATCTGCTCGTCGTGACAAAGGACCTCAGGCTCATCGATGTGGAGATGAAGATCAGCCGATCTGACTTCAAGGCTGACGCCAAGAAGGATAAGTGGTGGCACAGCCGCCCCTGGTCGAGGAGCAAGGCAGCCACGCGCCTCATGCGCGATTGGCCGCCGAAGGTGTGGAAGCACTACTACCTCATGCCCCAGGCCATTTGGACAGCTGAGCTACTCGAGCATGCGCCCGCCAATAGCGGCATCTTGCTAGCCCATGGCTCGCCGCATGCCTGCAGCGTATCGGCCAAGCGTAGGAGCAAGCCCGACAAGGACGCCTACAGGCTTCAGCCCCACGAGGTAATCGATCTCGCCAGGCTCGCCGGACTGCGGCTCTGGGATGCCCTAGAGCGTATAGATGGGCTTCAACAGCCAAGGAGTTGAAATGCAAGACGAGATGAGTGTATGGCGCACGAAAACGCCGGCTGAAATCCTGGCCGACGTCAACGCCGTCCTGGCCAGCACCTGGGATCGGGTGAAGGCCGAAGCTCCCAAGCTCTTCGTTTTCGACCCCAGCCTTGATTGCGTGCGGGAAGCCCACGCCAAGGACTTCGATTGGGTCATGGCGAACGATGAGCTAGTGCCAAGGCCCGCGCCACCCCTGGCCTGGCCCAAGTTGCCCGAGCGCAATCTCCTCGTGGAGCGACTCGAGGCCAATGAACTCGAGATTCGCCGCGTTCAGCCAAGGGTCATCCGCAATCAGCCGCGCAACCACCCGATCAAGGCCTTTCGGAGGCCGTGGTGACGGAAGCCGAACTTAAGGCATCTATCGAGGCCAAGCTGGTGGAGATACTCGGCGACACGCAAGCCTTGCCGGCTGGCGCCGAAGACGGCCTGCTGGCCAGGATGGCGGCAGGCGTTGGCGCCATCATCGACGCCAATCTGAGGCAAGGCGTGTGGCGGGTAGCTGAGCTAGTACCAGCAGCCAGTATGCTCGACCCAGAGGCAAGGCATCA